CTCGTGGTATTACAGTATCAGGTGCACACGGAATTTATGTAGCAGAATCACTTTTAAAATAAAACAATGACAAAAAGAATAAAAACACAAGACGGATCAATAGTGTATTACTTAGATGGTAAAATGCATAACTTTGATGGCCCTGCCTATTTACCACAAGGTAACAAACGCGCAGCTGAATATTATGTATTCGGAATCAAATTCACCAAAGACCAGTTTGATAATATTAAAAAAGATAATAACGGCGTTCCGTTCTATAAAACAGCAGCTGGTAGAGCATCAGGTACTAGGGTTTAAGCAGAATAAAAATTATATCTTCATTATATGGAAGAAAGAAGAGGTAGACCAGCAGCAATAATACAAGAAGAAGCTCCACGCAAATACACTCGTGTTTATGAAGATGAATACGCTATTGAAACGTGGAGTTTTGATGAAGATAAGTTTAGAAATGGACCTATTAGTGTCGATATCAAGTATAAGGCGGGTGCTGAGAAAGCTATTAAACTGAATGCTAAGCAAGCTAAGCAGGAAAAGAAGACAGCACGTCAAATGAAAAAAATAAATAATAGAAATAAAAAATGAGAATAGGATTAACTGGTACAATGTCATGTGGTAAAACTACATTAGCAAAAGCATTAGGTGAGTTAGATCAATTTAAAGATTATATTATACAAACTGAGCGTAGTAAATATCTTAGTGACCTAGGTATTCCTCTAAATACTGATTCTACTCTACCAGGTCAATTTATATTTTTAGCTGAGCGTGCTAGTGAATTATTACAGGAAAATATTATTACTGATAGAACAATATGGGATGTATGTTCATTTACATTATCAGCAAAATCAATTAATGATTATGAAAAACGTACATTTATTGAATCAGCAATGAATCTTAAAGATTATTATGATTTAGTTATTTATGTATCTCCACGTGGTGTTCCTGTAGAAGATAATGGTCTTAGAACTACTGATTTGGCTTATCGTGTTAAAATAGATGCTGTTATTCAAATGGCATTAGAAGAATATAAACCTAAAAAGTTAATTACGGTTGAAGGTACAACTGAGGAACGTATTGCGACAATTTTACAAAGTATATAATATTTATACACATAACAAATAGAAATGAAAAAATCAGAATTACATAAAATTGTTCGCGAAGCTATTCAAGAAGCAATTAATGAAGATATGGCTGCTGATCAAGCAGCACAAACGGCTAAAAAAGTAGCTATAGATAAAGAAATTATAGCTCTTCAAAAAACTAAAGCTGAATTAGGTAAAGAAACATCACCCCTAGCTGAGGAAGAAATTGATGAAATGGCTAATGTAGCAGTACGTTATGAATTAGCTCCTGGTACTAACGCTGGTGATTTTGCTGGTAAAAAAAATCGTATTATTACTGCAATGCAAGCTACAGGCGAACCGATGTCTAAAATAGATGTAGCCGGTGAATTAGGATATGATAAACAAAATCCAATTAACGCTGATTTTATGGCTCTTGTTGCTGCAGGAGTAATTAATCAAGCAGGTGGACAAGCAGCACCGCGTCTTAATCGCCCACAACTAGCAGTTGTTGAACCAGAAGATGGTGAAGATGTACCAGCAGGATATGAAGGTCCAGAAGGTGGTATTGAAGGTGATATGAGCGATGAAGAAATTGAAGCATCATTTGCTAAAATGATGGGTGGGGATGAAGAAGAACCAGAAGCAGGTGAAATTGAAACTGCTGATACATCATCCGATAAAATATCTGATGAAGATTATGAAGCATTTATGCAATACACTGACTTAGAAGATCGTTTATCTAGAGTAAAAAGTAATATTTTAAAAGCAAAACGCTCTACACCATCTATGGGTGATCTTACAGATACACCGTCTAATGAATTACAAAATTTACGTGATCTTAAAGCTAGATTACAAACTAAAATGGATGGTTTGTTAGCAGGTAATGAATACCTTCAAGCTCGTCAAGCTAAATTAAATAAAAAAGCAGCTCCTGAAGAAACAGAACCACTTGATGAGTGGACTAAAAACAGAATGCAATTTTACGCTGGAATAATAAAATAAAATATGAAAAAATTAGTATTACCTTTAGTTATTGTAGCATTATTGTTTTGGATTTTTGCAGATAAATGCAATTATAATGTATCCGAAGATGTATTTGCTCGTAAACAAGATAGTTTAAATTATGTTGTTGATTCTTTAGAAGTTGATATTAATAAAAGAGATTCTGTTATTGATGAATTGTATAAAGTAAATATTGAACTTGATTATCAAATTGGTCATCAACAAGAAAAAATTAAAATAATTACTAAATATACTGATTCTTCTAAGCAGAAAATAGACACATATACTGAAAAAGAACTTATATCTTCATTTAATCAGCGCTATCCAAAAGACACAACTACTAACTCACTGTTATTAGCACAACCAGTACTAATTGCAGCTGCAAAAGATTTAGTTGAATTAGATGGTGCTAAAGAAATAATAGTAGTAAAAGATAGTATTATTAGTTTAACTGAAGATAAAGTAGTACTTAGAGACAGTATTATTATTCATTTCTCTGATAAAGAAGCTAATTATAAATCAATTATTGGTATTAAAAATACCCAAATAAATGATCATAAAATACAATATGAGTCTTTAAAATTAGAAAATAAGAAACTTAAAATTAAAGCTGACATAGGTAAAATAGGAGCGGGACTAGCAATAGTTGGACTTACATTTTTGCTTATAAAATAGTTCTACCTTAGGAACACTCCGTTTAGCATTCTTAGACCGATGCGAAAACAAAGCCTGACCCGTAAGTCAGGTTTTTTTTATATATTTATATACATGAGTCAAGCTAATATTAAAGAAATAATAAAACAGGAATATATTAAGTGCGCCACGGATCCTGTACATTTTTTTCGCAAATACTGTTATATCACACACCCAATTAAGGGAAGAGTATTATTCCATCTGTATCCCTTTCAGGAGGATACATTAAACGATTTTAGAAATAATCGTTTTAGTATTATAAATAAATCAAGACAGTTAGGTATATCTACATTAGTAGCCGGATACTCACTATGGACGATGCTGTTTAATAAAGACAAAACAGTACTTTGTATAGCAACAAAACAAGAAACTGCTAAAGGAATGGTTGAAAAAGTACAGTTTATGTACAATAATCTTCCTAGCTGGTTAAAAGGCAATCAAAAACCTGTATCAGATAATAAACTATCATTAAAACTAGCCAACAATTCCCAAATTGTAGCTACATCAGCAGCATCAGATGCAGGTAGATCTTACGCTGTATCGTTATTATTAGTGGATGAGGCTGCGTTTATTGAAGGTATTGATAAAATATATACAAGTATTAAACCTACAATTGCTACTGGTGGAGGTATTATAGCATTATCATCACCAAATGGTGTTGGTAACTGGTTTCATAAAATGTATACCGAAGCTGAAATTAATAAAAATGACTTTAAAGCAATTAAACTAAAATGGGATTTACACCCTGATAGAGATGAAGCTTGGGAACAAAGAGAACGAACAAACATGTCACCAAGAGAATTTGCTCAGGAATATGATTGTGATTTCTTAGGATCTGGAAATTCAGTAATTGAACCTGATTTATTATCATTTTATGAAGAAACTTTTATACAAGAACCTATTGAGCGCCGCTTTATGGGTGGTGACTTTTGGATTTGGGCTTATCCTGATTATAGTAAGCAGTATATTGTATGTGCTGATGTGGCTCGCGGAGATAGTAGTGATTATTCTGCGTTCCATGTCATTGATGCAACAACTTGCGAACAAGTGGCTGAGTATAAATCGCAAATCGACACTCGCACTTTTGGAAACATGCTTGTTTCTGTTGCTACTGAGTATAATAGTGCTTTACTCGTGGTGGAAAACGCAAATATAGGATGGGATGTAATTAATACAATTATAGAAAAAGGATATCCTAAATTATATTATTCACCTCGTTCGTATGGTGAAATGAATATGGATAAGTGGTTAGATAAAATGGAAAAGGAACAAACAGTTCCTGGATTTACAACATCCGCCAAAACAAGACCTCTTGTTATAGCAAAGATGGAGTCGTACATTCGAGAGAAAGTATTTACCTTTCACTCTAAACGTTTGCTAGAAGAATTACGTGTCTTTATTTGGCAACATGGCAAAGCTCAAGCCCAAAACGGATACAATGATGATTTAGTAATGTCATTAGGAATGGGATTATTTACTAGAGACACAGCGATGAAATTTTTTGAACAAGGGATGGACTTAAATCGAGCAATGGTATCTAATATTACTAGAACAAGCTATGAAATGGGTCCAATGCTACCTAGTGGACAATTAAATCCATTTGCGATGAATGACGGTCGTGGGGGATTTGAAGATGCATCATGGATA